GTTGATCGGCAAGCGTGCCCAGGGCGAAGCCCCAGACGACAGCGATACCGACAACAGCCAGGGAGAGGCCCAGGGCCTCCTCCCATCGGTTGTGGTTTTGGTTCGGCCAGTGCTTCTTATGTGGGTTCATCAGACCAGCTCCTCTACTTGTTCCAGCACAGCTTCAGAACTCGCGGTGATGTCGCTGATCACGTATTCCGCAGTGTTGCCCCAGACGATGAACAGTTCAGCCCTGTCGCTGTTGCTGTTCTTTAAGTAGACCTTCGCAAAATCGGTTGCATCAGCAGCCTTAACGGCTTCGTGCCTTTGCTTTGTGGTGCTTAGGTCCTGGTCGATGTCTTCCATCCCTTCGCCGTCGTCAACTGCTAGCACTTGCCAGCCTTTGCGTTGCAGCTTCAAAACTGCAAGGTTCCCCGCTGCTCGCTCTTGTTCGTGTTGTGTTGCCATGGTCCGTTGAGTAGGTGTTTAGGGGTTGATCGTCTCTCTTTGGTTGACAGCCAGGCTGTGGCGGTTGTGGGAGACGAGACAGCAGCCAGGGAGCGTATGGAGTCGCCCGGGCTGGCTGCTGTTGGTGCGGATTTGGTGTCAGTAGCCCAAAGAGGCTTTGGCTTCGTTGACGATCTCCTGAATCGCGGCGTTGCTGAGATGCAAGAACAGCTTGTCGCCGTTTTCCATGGTCAACGCGATGCACTGGGAGATAACAGCAGTTCGCTCGATCGGTTGACCGATGCCATCGTCAAGATGGATGTGGGTTTCGTGGTGCGAATTGATCAACATTGATTCGTCTGAGTAGGACGGATGGGCAGGGCTTCCCCTTTCCCATTCCATATTAGTTCAACACTTAGTGATTGGTCAATAGTTAATTGCCATTCACGCGAGCCATTCACGCGAGGCAGCCAGCCGGCTGGCTCCCCTGCTGTTTCGCCTGCGATCGGCTCCGCTACCACCTAAGCCGCTAAACCGTCAAGCGATAGGGGGCAGTATTGCAAAATGTAACTTTGGTTCACGTTCGCGAGGAACCTACACATATATCCGCTGAACAGTCGATTAAGTAATAAAAAAGCCCCCGAGGTGGGGGCAGGGGTTGAGTTTGCTGGGGCGTGGGGATCAGTCGCCCTTATCCTCGATCGAGATTTTAAGTTCAGGTGCTTGGATATTGACGGTTTCAACGGACTCACCGATAACACGTCCGATGGAGTCGAGCACTTGACTAGCGGTTTGCAGCTGACCCTTCTTCAGAGCCTGATGGAATAGTTTGGTCCGCATGTGTTGAAGACGAGCGAGCATATTGTCGCGGTCAGCTTGCCAGTCTTCATCAACGAGCAGCTTTACTTCGCGCCAATCGCGCCAAGCCGTTTCAACTGAGACCTGCTCCTTTTCCGCATGATCGTACACAAGCGCCCGAGCGGACAGTCCATCCAACTGCCTGCGATACAGTCTCCGAATACGCTCTTGCTTAGCTTGTGTGGTGCGATCAGTGAGGGCCATCTATATCGACCGTTTTTTCGATATTAACCGCCCACACACCCTTCTGGCACGGTATAGAGGGGGGTAGGGGTTGAAAAAGCAGTTAATGTTTGCGGTATGGCAGTAAAAACAGAACCCATCAACCTGCGATGGGCGCAAGGACAGGTTTATTCGAGCGAAAAACGCTTCCGAGTCCTGGTTGCAGGCCGCAGATTCGGCAAGTCGTACCTCTCGTGTGTTGAGCTGGTGCGTGGAGCGATTGAGAAGCCAGGCGAAACCTTCTTTTATTGCGCCCCAACGTATCGAATGGCCAAAGATATTGCTTGGCGAGCGTTAAAAAAGCTAGTTCCGAAGGTTTGGATCCACAGTAAGAACGAAACGGACCTCAGGATTGAGCTAATTAACGGTTCAACTATTGAATTGAAGGGCACAGAGAACGCAATGGCGTTGAGGGGCCGGAGTTTGTCGGGCGTAGTGCTTGATGAGGCGGCATTTATGGATTCAGAGGTGTGGTTTGAAGTAATTCGACCTGCTTTGGCGGATAAGGAGGGGTGGGCGTTGTTTATTTCGACGCCAGACGGTACAGCTAGCTGGTTTTATGACTTGTGGTGTTATGTCCCAGAGGACGAAACGGGAGATTGGCAGAGATGGTGCTATACGACGATTGAAGGAGGAAACGTCAGCAAGCACGAGGTCGAAGCAGCCCGCGCTCAGCTTGATTCGCGCACGTTCCGCCAGGAATTTGAAGCGTCCTTCGAGAACCTCACCGGTCTAGTCGCCATCAGTTTTTCTGATGACAACATCTCGACAGAAGCGAAGGATATTTCGATTCAACCGTTGCTGTTAGGCGTTGACTTCAACGTGGATCCCATGTCTGGCATCTGCGCCGTCAAAGACAGGGACACGCTGTACGTGTTTGACGAGATCATGCTGACTGGCGGGGCTACAACCTGGGATTTTGCGGAAGAAGTTACCCGTAGGTATGGGGTGGATCGCAGGGTTATTGCCTGCCCTGACCCGACAGGCGGAGCCAGGAAAACCAGTGGTGTGGGCGTAACGGACCACGCCATTCTCAGGCGCAGCGGTTTTACGGTTCAAAGCCCCAGATCACCGTGGAAGATCCGAGACAAGATCACAGCGGTCAACACTGGCCTAATGGATGCTTCTGGAACGCGCAGAGTCAAGATCCACCCGCGTTGCAAGGAGTTAATCAAGTCGTTGCGGACATTGACGTATGCCCCTGGGACGGGTCTTCCTAACAAAAATCTGGGAGTGGACCATGCGTTCGACGCTTTCGGGTATCTTGTCCTTCAGCAGTTCAACTTGGCCAAGCCTGAGGCCATGGGAACTACGTCATACCGCCTGTATTAAGGATGTTTCGTCCATTGAACGCACCGCGTTGTCCGAAGTGTGATTCGGAGGACACCCGTGTGTTGGGGCGTTATACGTCACAGGAGGGGGACTCAGTGCGAGATCGTGTTTGCCGGGAGTGTGACCACCGTTGGAGGACGTTGCAGTCACCTGAGGAGGTACTGGACCCGTCAATTTCAGTGAAGTTTGCACGTTGGAAGTCGCCTGAGGGCAGCAGGCGTCGAGTAACGCTGGAATACGCAACCAAGGGCCGTTAAGCTGGGTGTATCCCCATCGCTTAATTGTCATGCCTGGTCATTACGGAGCTGGCGGCAAGAAAAAGCCCAACGGCAAAAAGAAAGGCATGAAGAAAGGCAGTAAGAAGATGTGATGGCCACTCGTAAATTTCGCAAAACCCGCAAAGACCCCAAGACCGGGGTGGCACAGAAGTACCTTTCTGGCTCTAAAAATCGAGCCGCCAAGGCGGCAGAGATAAAGGAGACTGCCAGAAAGTACAAGCGGGGCGAGAATATCGACGTTAAAGCCGTCAGCCGTTCCAGGAGCCAACAGGATGCCAGCAAAACCACTAAACGAAAAAACAAAAAAGGCCCTAAGAGAAAAGGCTGAGGGCACTCGGTTTACTTACGGCGAGTTGGCACAGGTGTATCGCCGTGGCCAAGGGGCATATTTGTCGAGCGGTAGCCGCAATGTGTCAATGGCTGCTTGGGCAATGGGACGTGTCAACAGTTATATTTCGGGGAAAGGAGGGGCTCGCAAGGCTGACTCCGATATCTACAGCAAAGCTCGTTCCCGGAGTCGGAAGTAATGGCCACCACCGTCACACGCTCCTCAAACACAGTTGAGCATCGCGAGTCTACGGCGTTGGCAGCAGCTGATGACGCCTTTGAGGTGGACTGTAAATCCGATAGTTATACATTTTTGCTGACCACAACTGGCAGTGCTGAGTATGTAATTGCTCTTGAAATGAGCACTGCAGCCGCTCCAACAGAATACTTTGCTATTGATACAAACAAGACGCTAAGCTCTGCTGGCAACTACGATTATTCGTACACCGGCATTCCAGCAAGCCGCATTCGTGTTCGTATTGTGTCAATTACGTCTGGCACGCCGAACGTTACGCCGCAAATCATTGTTCACAAGAGCTAAGAGTAAAAGCTAATGGCTATCGTTGCGATTACTTCCACCGACCGTTACACCAACCTTGTGGAATACACAGGTGCCACGATGGACACCTTAAATGACGAGATGCGTGTTCACGCGCATTCGTCTGATTTTACGTTTGCGGCAGAGGTTACAGGCTCTGCCAACTTTAAACTTGCTCTAGAGGCTAGTTTTGATGGGGGAACAACATTTTTTGAGATTGACGAGTCAAAAACAATCAACTCAGCAGGAGAATACGTTTATTACTACACCGGAAAAGCTACATCTACGATTCGGATGAGAATCTCTCAGGTAACTAGCGGCACGCCTGACGTAGTGCCGCATATCGCTGTGGCTTACCACGGTTAAAGAGTTAGACTCGAAGACATAGACCCTTCCTATGTCTACTCATGGCCATCCTTCGCGGAGAGCAAGGTGCGGTCCAGTTTGACGCCGCAGGTACTACCAACGCCACTATCGTTGGAACCCGCAGCTGGACTCTGAACATCACCAAAGACACGTTGGACGTTACCGATCACGGTGACACCTTCCGTGCATTTGTCGGCAGCATGATCAGCGGTTCCGGCACCGTTGAGCTGGTGTACGACCCAGATGCAACTGGTCAAGCTGCATTTATTGAAGACGTGATTACTGCTGCAGACCCTGCAGACGCCACGTTTGAGCTGTTTACCACCGGCACCACCTCCGGTACTGACAGCGTGAGCTTTGCGGGCATTATCACCAGCATGGATATTGCATCCACTGTTGGCGATTTGGTCGTTGCCACCTGCAACTTCGTCACCAGCGGCGCCATCACTTCCAACCTTGAATAAGGGTTGAGCGATGGTTGAATATCGCGGCGAAAAATTTGCTGGCTACAACAAGCCCAAGCGCACTCCGAGCCACCCCACTAAATCCCATGCCGTCTTGGTCAAGGAAGGGGACAAGATTCGGTTAATCCGATTCGGGCAACAGGGAGTCAGTGGCTCACCGAAGCGTGAGGGCGAGTCTGCAGCAGCAAGAAAACGCCGCGAAAACTGGAAGGCTCGCCACGCAGCCAACATTAAGCGTGGCAAATTTTCCCCTGCTTACTGGGCCAACCGCACGAAGTGGTGACTAAATGACTTACTCCGTTCCTGGCCTAGTTCGCACTCATTTGGTCAGCAGCTCCTATATGGGGACTGTTGATAGTCCCTTCGTAAGGACACGGGCTGTAATCGACCAGATGAAGGGCTGGGAGATCATGAAGGCCGTTACCAACGGCACGGAGTATTTACGCGAAAACAGCGAAGCATTTTTGCCGCTAGAGCCGCGTGAGGACTACACCGCATACCTGGCACGGGTCAATCGATCAGTTTTTACGCCTTACACGCAGCGGTTGATTCGAGCGGCTGCTGGCTTAATACTTCGCAAGCCGATTAGCGTAGAAGGCGACCCTTATTGGACAGATGTCTTTAATAAGGACGTTGATGGCTGTGGATCGGATTTAGATGAGTACGCTCGACGACTCTTAATTTGTGCCCTGACGTATGGGCACTGTCACACGCTGGTTGATTTTCCTGCGCCTTCGAGTGCGAGAAGTCTTGCAGAGGAGCGTGCTCTTAATCGTCGGCCCTATTGGATTGAGGTGGATCCGACCAACGTCTACGGTTGGCGATTGGACCGCGAGACCAATTACGGAAACCTTACGCAAGTTCGGATTGGGGAAAAGGCTGTAGTCCCTGACGGCGAGTTTGGAGAAAAGGTCTATGACCAAATCCGTGTCATTGAGCCTGGTCGTTATCGCGTCTTCCGGCAAGAAGAGCAAAAGAAAGAGATGCAAGGGAGCTTCCCATATCCCTCTTCCTTCGATCAATCCGACGCTACGGAAGAGTATGAACTGGTTGAGTCTGGTCCTTACTCGCTCGATCAAATCCCCTTGGTGACGATCTACGCGAATAAAACGGACACAATGACCAGTAAACCACCGC